TGTTTTGAAATTCTTAAATTACCGATTCTCGGAAAATATGAATTAGACAAAATTCCATATAATGAAGTTGAGGAATTTATTGGTACAAATGAGGATAAACTTGGAGTTGCATTTTGTAATCTTACTGAAATAAATGCTGAAGCATGTAAAACTATTACTCAATTTTATGATGCGTGTAGAGCTGCTTCTGTAATAGGAACACTTCAAGCAGGATATACAAGTTTCCCATATTTAGGAACTGTTACTGAAGAAATTGTTAAACAAGAGTCTTTACTTGGAGTATCAATTACAGGATGGATGAACAATCCATTTTTATTAGATGCAGATTTACTTAAATATGGAGCAGGAGTAGTAAAATCATATAATCGAATTGTATCTAAAATGATTGGAATTAATCAGGCAGCTCGAACTACGTGCGTAAAACCTTCAGGAAATGCATCAGTAATTTTAGGAACAGCATCTGGTATTCATCCAGAGCATTCGGAAAGATATTTTCGTATTATGCAACTTAACAAAGAGAATGATACAGCTAAATGGTTAGCAGAACATATGCCTTATTTATTAGAAGAAAGTTTTTGGTCAAGTACAAATAGTGATTATGTTGTATATGTACCAATTGAAAATCCTAAAGAAGGACTCTATAAAAAAGATGTAAAAGGTGTTAAGCATTTAGAATTAATTAAACTAGTACAAACAAATTGGGTCAATGAAGGAACAAACCATGATCTTTGTATTTATCCTAACGTTAATCATAACACTTCCAACACTGTTATTGTGGATGACCAAAAAGCGGTGATTGACTATATTTGGGATAATAAAAAGGACTTTACGGCAGTATCATTTATTTCTGATTACGGAGATAAAGATTTTACACAAGCACCATTTACATCGGTAAGTTCATTAGAAGAAGTAGTAGAAAAGTATGGAAAAGGAGCAATATTTGCATCTGGACTAATAGTTGACGGACTACATTATTTTAATGATAATTTATGGATTGCGTGTGACATGTTAAAGGATAAATCAATTCCTGTTACAGGTACAAGAGAACAAGCAATGCTTAAAAAATACTGGTTAAGTAGGGCTAAAAAATTCTCTAAAAACTTCTTTAACGGAGATATGCAGAAAACAATTTATTGTTTAAAAGATATTCACTTACTTCATAAATGGGAAGTTATTAATAGGTCATTTAAACCAGTTGATTTTGGGAAAATTTTAAATAGACCAGCTTATAAAAATGTTAGTGATTATGCCGCACAAGCATGTAGTGGTAGTGGATCTTGTGAAATAACTAGAATATAAATCTAATATATAATTTATGGGAAACAGAAGAGAAAAACAAAGATTACCCGAAAAACAATCTAAACTAGTACAAAATTTTAATCCAAAAAATGATAAACAACAAGACCTTGTTGATTTAATCAAGAGTAGAGAAGTAATTATTGCAACTGGTGTTGCAGGTACAGGTAAAACCTATGTATCATTAGCGACAGCACTTTCTTTATTAGGACAGGTTTATAAAAAAGTTATACTAGTTAAGTCTGTAACAACTATACCCGGAGAGGAAATCGGATTCCTCAAAGGAGGAATGGAACAAAAAATGGAGCCATTTATTATGTCTTATGTGTGGAACATTGACAAAATATGTGGAGAATTTTCAGCACAAAAACTAATTGATTCAAAAATAGTTGAAGTACTTCCACTTGCTTTTATTAGAGGATTATCTATTGATAATTCAATAGTTATAATTGACGAAGCTCAAAACATTGATGCGCATACCTTTAAAACTATGATGACTCGTATTGGAGAAAACTCGAAATATATTTTCTTAGGAGATACAGAGCAAATAGATAGAAGAAAAAAATCTGAATCTTGTTTACAACTAGTTTTGGATACATTTAAGGATTCTCCAATTATTGGAACAATAGAATTCAAAGATGAGGACTGTGTAAGAAATCCAATTATTCCAATAATTTTAGCAAAATTAAGAGAAGTTGGGATATAAGTTTTAAGGGAGGCAATTATTTGTCTCCTTTTTTTTGTTTTAATAAAGTATGAATTATTGAGGTAAAGTTTATTGTCTTAATTAAATTTTTTTATATAATAAGATATTTATTGCAAAAATTATTAATACCTTTGCACAAATAATAACTAATAACCAATTAGAAATATAATTAACACAAATGGGAGATGTATTTAATTTTTTTACACACATAGCTGAGAACTATGGAACAACGTTTGCAGTATTGTTTTTATTAATAATACTCATATTATTTGGATTGTATTTTATTGTAAAGACTTTTCCAAATTTAATAAAAGACTATATCGAAAAAAAACTTCTCGATACTTCTGTATCACACGCTAAGGGGACAATTAAAAGAAAAAATATAGCGCCTCAGATAACAAAAATACTATCAGATTTACTTGTTGAAACAAATGGAGACAGAGCTTTACTTTTTGAATTTTCTAACGGAACTTCTAATTTAGCAGGACTTCCGTTTTTATTTATAAGTGCAACAAGTGAAGCACTTAGTTCTGGAACAAGCAGTGTGTCGCACATATATCAAAGAATTAATATATCCTTATTTGCTAAATTTATTATTGATCTTGAAAAAGAAAGTTATTTTTATACCGAGGATATTAAACTAATAGAAAAAGAATATCCTTTTGTATATAATTTTATGCACCCAAATGGTGTAAAATCGGCATTATTCTATTCAATTTATGGAGTTGAAGATACTTTAGGATTTATAGTAGTAACTTCTGTAAATGATAAATCTTTTACTAGAAAGGATACATTGCCAAAAATTGCAGAATCTGCACAAGTAATAAGTTCATTATTGAACTTAGAAGATATTAATGAAATAATAAATGATTAAATATGAGTAATGTAAATGATTATGAAGTTAACTTCGGAGAATTAGAAATTGATAAAGAAAATTCTTCGGTTCGTTATAATGACAAATTGCACAAGTACTGGGTTAAAGATTCTCAGCAATCTTGTATCTCTGTTACAACATTAATCCATAAGTTTAGTACATTTGATGAACTGTTTTGGTCATCGTATAAAGCTTTGGAAAGTTTAGCAGATGAAGATAAATTTAAAGGAATTAAACCAGATCTACTTGATCGTAAAGTTTTCAATGAAAGATATTTAGATATGACGGATGTTTCGCTAGATGATTTTAATGAAAGACGAGAAGAGATTTTAGAAGAATGGGCGGCAAAAAGAGAAGAATCTTGTATTAGGGGAACCGCAATACACAGAGCTCAAGAATTGCAACATTTAGCTGGTAACACAAAAGAACTTCAACATTTGGGATTAGGGGGAAGATTTTTAACAACAACCACCAATGAAATTGAAGTAGGGGCTCAAAAAGTATATCCTGAATTATTATTATCACGAATTTCACCTGATGGAAGACTTAGAATAGCCGGACAAGCAGACTTAGTAATTATAGATGGAAATGATGTTTATATATTAGACTATAAAGGTTTGGATATTGAAACTCCTATATTGACAACAAAAGGATTTAAGTTATTAAAAGATATAACAATAAATGATGTTATATTTGACAAAGATGGTGACGAAACAAATATATTAAATATATCAGAAGTACATTATAATCCTTGTTATAAAATAAAATTTGATAATGGAGATGAAATAATTGCCGATCACGAACATAGATGGTTAGTATCATTTAGATTTGGAAAAGATAATTTTAAAGAATTGGTATTGACTACGGAAGAATTAAAAAATTCTTATGAAATATATTTAGAAAAAAAATCTAGCCAATATCTTCCGAAAATAATGAATTCAAAACCTTTAAATAGAAATAAAGTAGATCTTCCAATTGATCCATATATATTAGGATATTGGTTAGGAGATGGAACTTCTGTAGCAGGATCAATAACTTGCGATAATAGTGATTTTTGAAAAGAAGTAATGAATAGAGGTTATACTTATGGAGAAAATATAAGTGGGGAAGACAAATGCGAACTTCGAACTATTTTTGGATTAAGGACAGAATTATCTAAATTAAATCTTATTAATAATAAACATATTCCAAATGAATATTTATTATCTTCATATGAACAAAGATTAGATCTGTTACGAGGATTTATGGATGCTGACGGATATTATAATTCAAAAAGAAAAAGATTTGTAATGGCAACAACTAGAGAATATCAAGCAGACTATTTAGTTACATTATTATCAACATTAGGTGTAAAATCTACAAAAATTTATGCTAAAAAATATTGTAACAATAAAGAATTTGATGGATGGGATGTTTGCTTTACAATGAAAGATAATCCTTTTTTAATTAGAAACCAAATAGGAATCGAGTTTCCTAAATATGATAATTCATCTTTTAGAAATATAAAATCCATAGAAATGGTAGATACTATTCCAACAAAATGTTTGGAAGTTGATAGTAAATCGCACACTTTTTTATTTGGAAAAAACCTTATAGTAACACATAACACCAATAAAAAAATTGAAACCAAGTCATACTTTGACAAAAAGACCAAAAAGTCACAAATGATGAAGTATCCACTTAACAACTTGCAAGATACAAATTTTTGGCATTATTCATTGCAATTATCAACATATGCATGGATGATTCAAAAAGCGTATCCTGAATTAAATATTAAATCGCTGGTTTTAATACATTACGATCATGATGGTGGATGCACTACATATGAATGTGAGTATTTAAAAGCAGACGTAGAGAGAATGTTGGGATTTTACAAAAACCAAATTGAACATGAAGAATTTAAAAGGTCCAGAGAAAAAATTAATTTTTAGTATAGGAGTTCACTTTCTTGTTATAGTATTAATTGCGTTCGGAATTATATTTAGTGTAAAAACTTTAGATATAAGAGAAAATTATTACAGAGAAAGCAAAGATAGTATTATATCAGAATATAATGCAAAAATAAAAGAAAAGGATGCTATTAATCAAAAGCTTATATTAAAACAACAAATGTTAGAAGAAAAAATTGATTCTCTTGAACAAGTTAAGGGGATAATAAATATAAACTATGATAAGAAAATTAAAAATATTTATGATGCTTCTGCTATTGAGCACGTTATGTGGTTGGACTCAACCCTTAAAAAAGTGAACAATATCAAAAGAAAATAATGATACAATTATAGCATATAATTTTACAAAACAAGAATTTGTAAATTTAAGAGTATATATTACAGAACTTGAAAGAGAGTCTGAATTATATAAGATTAATGAAAAAGAATTAATAATCAAAGATTCGATTATTCAAACTCAGAAATATCAAATTATAAACAAAGATTCAATTATCCAATTTAAAGATACGGTTATTACTATTCAAAATATTGATTTTCAAAAATTAGATAAGTGAGCAAAAGAGCAAGAAGCTTTAAAGATAAAATATAAAAAACAAGCTGACGCATGACCATATTGGTTAGGAGCAGGAAGCGCAATAGGAATTATATTATGTCTACTGTTGAACAGATAGCAAAAGGATTCTTCAATAACTTGACAAATAGAAAAGAAGAATTATATAATGAAAGAATAAATATATGTAGATCGTGTAAATTACTTGCAGTAGATAACATCTTTGGACCTATTTGTAATTCAAGATTATATGTTAATCCTGAAACAGATGAGGTTTCAAAAGTAGATAAACCCGGATTTACAAATGGATGTGGATGCGTACTTAATTCTAAATGTAGAGTTCCTGAAGCAAAATGTCCTCTGGGTAGATGGTAATGTAAAAATGAAAATGAATTAAAATTATGAGTTTTAGAGAAGAACAAATGGGTAAGTTTTTTATTGGCGGTAAACAAGAAAACTATAAAAGAGCGTTAATATTACCCGAAGACGCATTTGAAGAAGAGTTTAAAAAAGCCAAAGAAGAAAAGGAAGCGGAAGAAGCGAGAAAATTATTTTTAGAGTTGGAAAAACAAAAACAAGAGGAACTTAATCAAAAGTTACAAACACTTGAAATATTACCAATGTTAAATAAAGTAATCTTGTTACCATATCCAGTAAATCCTTATAGGAAATCATTAGAGGGAAATATTATTGTGGACTATGTAGGTTCATTTAAAAATCCTGATAGTGGAGAAATGGATACGCTTAAACAATTGGTAGGATGTGCAAAGATTATCGAAGTTGGACCAGAAGTAAAATACCTGAAGCCAGGAGATGATGTATATTATGATACGCGCACCACATATCCAGTACCTTTTATGTCACAAGGATACCAGCTAACAAGCGAACCTCAAATTTTATGTGTGTTAAATGAGAGTTTAAAAGAACGATTTAAAATGAATTAAAAACCATACAAAATGTATAGCAATGATTGACTACAGTTTGTAATAATGCAACAAGATAAATTATGATTAATGACAACAAACAATTCTTCTTGCCAGGGGATGTTGTGACTCTAAGGCAGGATATACCAAATAAACCAACAATGATAGTAATACGCAAAGTAACTAAAACTATCAGAACAGCAGATGTAAAAAATGATTACCTACAAGGTATTCTATGTAAATGATTCACGACGACAGGCAAATTACAAGAAGGTGTTTTTAACACAAAAGACTTAATTAAATTATAAAATGACTGACGAAAAGAAACAAGAATTATTTCCATATTTTGCGTATATTTATTCGCAAAAATTAAATCCTGAAAAATATGGACAAGTAAATTCAATAGATGAATGAACCGCTCTTATTCAAGAAAGCCAAGATGATATCAATAAAATAACAGAAGCTGCCGGACAGTTATCTGATGAAGAATGGGCATCACTTGAACAACAATATGCTGAACAACAACAGCAATCTGCACAATATGCTGCAAAAGGAGCTAAGTTAAAAAAATTAAAATCTGTCGCAAAAAAATGCAAATGCGGATGTGAAATGATTACTATCAAAGAAGATGGTGGAAAAATGACATCTAAATGTGCATGTAATTGTGGTGGAGCTAAAATAGCAAAAGCTACTCCTAAAAAACGTATTGGGGGAACTATTGAAAAACCTGTAGAAAAGAATATACTTCAAGAAGCTATTGAACTTGCTAAATGCGGAACAAAAGTTAAAAAGAAACAAGCAGGCGGAGATGTAAATTCTTCTCAATCGCAATTAGGCGTTGCTAAAAAAGGAGGAAAAGCTCCAAACAGAATTAAGAAAAACGAAGCAGGGTCGAAACTTAATAAAGCTGCATTAGATGCTGAGGTTAAAAAGAATGCAAAAATTGCAAATCCTAACCCAACAGAAATGCAAAAATCTCTTAATACTCCTAATAACGTAAATAAGGTTATGGATAAAGAGTCAATGAAGAGAATAAAAGAAAAGGTAAACTTAAAAAAATAAGAATATGAAATTTTTTATATATGATAATGTAAATGAAACAGTAATAATTAATGACGAAAGCTTATTGCTTATTCGAGAATTTGCCGCATTACTTGATGAGAAAAGAAATATAACATCTACTGATAAAAGTGGGAAGAAGAAAGCTCGTGCTTGGAAAGAACTTAAATATATTTATTTATTTTTTGATTGGAGTAGTCCTTATTTCCAGTACTCAGAACAAGATAGACATAATGAATCTTTAGCAGACTCAGGGCTAACAAGTTCTGAGTTTGAAGATTCAGTATTTAAAGAAGCTTGTAGAAAATATGATGAATTACAAAACTCATCATTAGAAATCAGACTTCTTAAAGCTGCAATGAATGCAGTAGAAAATCAAATATATTATTTTGAACATATTGATTTACAAGAAAGAGACCCTCTTACCGGCAAACCTTTATTTAAAAGTAAGGACTTAATTGCCGAAATTAAAGGATCAAAAGATATTATTACTGGACTTAGAGATTTAGAATTACAAGTTAAAAAAGGTGAGGAAGCAGATAACACTTTACGTGGTAATGTAGAAGCCGGATTATTCGATTAATTATGGAAGTAATAGATGGCATAGCATGGGATTATGGACCAAATGACCCAATTGATTATTTTGATTCAGAAAAATCTTACTATATAACTAAGTATCGGCCTATAAATGATACACAAGGATTAGACTTTGACCCAGATTGATTTAGAGAAGATGCAAAGAATAAACTAAGAACAGGAAGGTATAGTGGATTAATAATTGGTTCAAAGACACATCGTGATTTCTGAAAAGAAAGAAAGAGAAGATGTATAGAAGGATATGAATCAAATGGATATAGATTAACAGGAGATAATTATTTTTGATTAAATTTTTATCGACTTAAAGACTCTGAAGAAGGAGCTAAAGCTTCTTCTGGACGTAACCTTGCGTTTCCTAGATTCTTTGTATTTCAGTATGAATATTTTCACTATGTTGAAATGTGTGAAATACTTAAGAAAGACGTTGGTCTTGTAAAGGCTCGTTCACTTGGGTTCTCTGAAATGGCAGCATCATTGTGTGTGAGACCATTCATTACAACTCCTAATTATAGAGTACTTGCCACAGCATTCTCTGAGAATCACTTAAACCCTCTTTTAACGAAAATCTGATCACAGCTTGACTGATTAAATGATGAAACCGAAGGTGGATTCAAAAGAGTTAGGATGGTAAAAAATACTGATATGCACAAACGTGCTTCTAAGAAAGATAAAGAAGGTAAAGAATTTGGACACTTGGCTGAGATTGAAGGACGTGTTGCTGACAATCCTCAGAAAGTTCGCGGAGACCGTGTTGAACGATTATTCTTTGAAGAAATTGGTTCTAATAAAGTATTTACCAAATCATATTTACAGGGTGAAGCTCTTGTAACTGTAATGGGTAGAAAGATTGGAACTCGTATTGCATGGGGTACAGGTGGGGATAGTGGTCCATCAGTAGAAGGAATTAGAGAATTAGCTAATAAACCAGACGTATTTAACATATTACCTCACTATCATAATTATACGCCAGACGGAAGATATATTACTTCATCAATGTTTATTCCTGCGTATCGAAATGCAATGTTCGAAGATCCAGGAGTAGAATATGTTGATAAAAGAGGATGATGTAATTTACAAAGAGCTAAAGAAAGATTTGAAAAAGAAAGACTAAAAAAAGCAGGTGATCCAAAAGCACTTCTTATATATAAAGCAGAGTATTGTTTTACAATTGAAGAAGCATTGATTCAACAAGGTGACAACATGTTCCCTCGTGAAGAATTAGCTGAGCAAATGGCAAGAATAGAAATATATAAAGATGTACCAATGCCAAGACGTGGACATTTAACATGGAAGCGCGACGCAGATGATAGACCAGACGGAGTTAAATGAAGACAAGACGATGAATCCGGAAAAATCTTAATATTAGAACATCCATTAATGTCAGCTGAAGGAACCGACTATAAAAACTTATATGTTGGAGGAATTGACTCTATTGATATTGGAACAGCAGACTCTACAGGAACAGATAAAAAACCATCTCAGTTCTGTATTGTAATTAAGAAAAGAGTATTTGGAACACAAGACCCAACATATGTTGCAATGTATAAAGATAGACCTAGAGACCCTAGAGAAGCTTATGAGATTGCTGCAAAACTATTAACTTATTACGGATGTCAAGCAGTATTAGAGTCTACTCGTACTGCAATTATTACATATTTTAGAGATCAAAAATACAGCCATCTTTTAATGAAGAGACCCAGATCGACAATGTCAGACGTAACAAAGGGAAATGCTAATATGTTTGGAGCTCCAGCAAGTTTAAAAGTAATAGAACACTATAGAGAATTAATATACGATTATTGTTTGGATTATACTTATACCATGAGTTATTTAGAAATGGTAGAACAACTTCTTAATTATTCAGATGAAAAGAAAAAAGAATTTGATATCGTTGCCGCAATGGGAATGGCCGAATTAGGAGATGAAGAATTATCATTTAAAAAACCTGAAGCAAGAGAACCAAAAGGAAAAGTATTTCAAGACATAGGTTGGTGAAAAGATAGTAAAGGTTATAAACATTATGGAATAATTCCTAAAACAAACGAAGAAAAAGATGCAAGAACAAGAATTAGCTCAAGCGATTCGTGATTATATAAAGACTTGATATAAAGCAGAATACATTGGATTGATTCGAGTTGAAAAACTCAATCCTGGGTATAAATGCATTTTAGGAATTCCAAGTTATATGGTCCAAACATCATTTGCTATAGACTGTGAAACAGATCAAGAATTTCTTGATTATGTTTATGCAGAATTAAGGGCAAGAAATTATATTAGACAAGAAGTCTATAAAGTATTAAGAAACTCTGAAACACGAGAAGAATAAAATTAATATGGAAAAAGAAAGAAAAGGTAAAGAAAAAGAGATATTAGACAATATTGATAGAGCAATTAATGAGTTGGTTTATGAAAAGACCCAAATCATTAAAGCATATAATTATTATCACGGTAAGAGAGATCCAGAACAATTTAGACATCTTGAAGAAAACTATGGAATTGGAACTCCTACATCAGTAGAGTTTATTCCATTGGTTAGAAAGCATGTTGATGTATTGATAGGTGAATACTTATCAACGCCTGTTCTTCCAAGAGTTTCTTGTAAAGATGATAGTACATTATCTAATATCCATCGAGACAAGCAATTACAAATAAATAATGCAATTGTTCAAGAGCTTAATAAGCACTTAAAAAATACCGTATATAATGTTGCAAGTGGACAACCAAATACTCCCGATAAAGAAGTAGAGCAAATGTTAAATGACTTACATGAGTCAGTTGATAGAAATTTTATTTCTGATTACGAAATTGCAGGACAAAACATTGTAGATTGATCTATGCAAAGTAGAGCAATTGATTTTACAAATCAAAGAAAAATATTATTAACAGATTTATTAATTAGTGGAACAGGATATTATAAAGTATGTCCTTCGGTAAATGAAACTAATGTAAGTCTTAGAATATTGAATCCAGTTAACACATTTATTGATAGAAATCCAGAATCGGTTTATTTAAAAGATTCAGCAAGATCTGTAATTAGAGAGTATTTAACTAAAGATCAGATTCTCGCAAAATATGGAGATTATCTTAAAAAAGATGACTTAGAAGAATTAGATCATATTCAAGATTACTCAGTAGATGGATCAACAACAACTTATTTAAGAAGTTATGATTCTATTACAGGTAATACAATGAGTGACGGTATTCTTGGAGGATTTGAGGTAACTCCTTTACTCCCATTTGAAAGAAATACTTCTAAATACTTTAGAGTGTTTCCATGCTACGAAGTTGAGTGATTAAAAACAGAAAAAGAAAACGGAGAATATATAGTTAACAGATACGAAGGTGTAAGAATTGGTACAAATATTTACATTCCTAAAGGAAAGGCTGAAAATATTGTAAGAAGTATTGATGATAGAAAAAAATGCACTCTCTCAGTTAACGGAATTTTTTACTCTGATAGAAACGGAGATCCTTTTTCATTATTATTAAAAACTGCAAATCTTCAAGATAAATATGACTTAATTAATTTCATGAGAGATAATGTTATCTCAGAAGCTGGAACAGCTGGAGACTGGGTTGACGTTGCACATCTTCCTAAAATCTTAGGTGCTGACTTAGCAGAAAGATTAATGAAATTTAAAGCATACGGTAAAGCTGGTATAAAATTAATTGATTCATCTCAAGAAGGGCAAATGATTAATACTAATTTTAATGGATTTGATGATACACTTAAATTTAATACAATTCAAGCATTTGATTTAGCTATCCAAAGAATTGAAGAAACATGTTCAATGATTACAGGGGTATTTAGAGAAAAACTTGGAGGAATTGAACAAAAAGATGCAGTAACAAATGTACAAGTTGGAGTTCGACAATCTAATTATATTACTAAACAATATTACCAAATAATGGATTTAATGACAAGAGAAATGCTTCTTGATATTTTAAACCTTTCTAAGATTGTTTATAAGAATGGAATTAGTGGAACACTTATATTAGGAGATAGACTTAACAAAATATTTACAGCATTACCTGAACATTTTACTGTTACTGATTATGATATTCATATAGCGGACAGTTCTGAAATAATTAAAGAACAAGAAACTATTAAACAATTAGGAATGGAATTAACAAAAGGTGGATTAATTGATCCAGAAACATTATTAGAAATTATTACTGC